CAAGAAATACTTGGTGCAATCCATTTTCTGATAAGTATCATAAGTTTCATACACTACCTTAGCTGATCCTTGCAGGACCTTAGCAGCTAGTTCAAACCAACCTATGTACTTATTGAAAGTGGTGCGGGTGTGCTGAGCTAACTCATACACGGCCATCTCCAAAGTCTGAGCACAGACCGAATGATGGTCCTCCTTTCCTCGGACCCATTGTGCCATTTCTAACACAGTGTCCAAGGAAAGAGGGGCCTTCCAACGGAAAGTCTCATCATCGAAGACAAACTCGCGTTTGAGAAAACTGGTGGTAGCGAGAGTTTTACACCTCACAGCAACACCCTTATGCTCATCAGTAAAAGTAAAACCGATAGTAGCAAAAGCTTCAGCAATCGAAAATCCATTAAAGAAATCAAGAGCCTCGAGGGTCACGTTAATATCAACATCGTCCCCATAATCAACAAGAGAAACATGTTTGTTAAACTGTGCCATACCATAATAAACGGTATTCACAGTAATAATCATCCACACAATTCTTATCAACAATGAGACGATAAGAGAATTAATAATGACCGTCAAGGGATTTCCACTGGGTTGCGATTGATTCCACGTATATACTTTATCTCGATTTATATGAACCGAATGAGCAATCTCGCTAAACAGAACGTAAACTGCGATCTTTTCTTGAGGAGTTAAATCCATCATACCAGATAAGATGTCACAAACTGCCCACAGTAAAACTGCAAGCAAAGCGCCATCAAATCCTGAGAAATCACCACCAATAATACTAGTGCCTTTTTGCATTAGTTTCTTGACAATTTTCTCCCAGTCGGTAGAATAAACATTCACTCCAACACAGCTTTCGAAACGGATTCGGTTCTCCATTATGTGAGCAACGACAGGTAAAAAATACTGGCGTATTGCGACATTAAATGTCATCTCACCAACAGAGAAGAGACGTGTTTTCCCCGCGGCTACGCGAGAAAGATCTCTAAGCTCATCCTTGAGAGTATCAACCCAGTAAGTAGGTATCCGCTCACCAAAAAGAGCTTTAACCATACGACGATTGTAAGCCATTGTAAACTCAATATCATCTAAAATCCATTTCTCGTTCTGCCCAAGCCATTGTTCTTTTCCACGACCACGAAACCGTTGATGTATCCACGGGTAACCAGGAGAGCTCCTACGAGCTAAACTGGTTATCCATGGATCACCATCAATTCCGCATATCGCTTCTTCGAGAGTTAGCGGCTTGAAACTTCTCTCTGTGGGTGTTCTTAGCATTCGAGCCACATCTTGCACACAAGCATCTAGTATTTCACTATCAATATACGAAGGTGCAACATCCGCTTTCTTCATTGCCAGACGCATAGGATCAACATACGCGCCCTCTGCGTTGATAAACGGACATAGTTTAGCTGGGGCTCTCTTATTCTTAACAATCATTTCACCAATTGGTGAAGGTACGATAGATGATTTAGTACCTCCAAAAATAGGATCTTTGATTCTACCAAGAGTACAAAAATGTGAGCCTAACGACTCCATTGTCACAAGATATGATTCACACCTTGAATCAGGCACTGGAAAACACTGAACTTTCGTTGGTTTTAACAGCGGATCGTCCGGAAGGGCGATTACTGCATCCATAACGATTTCAGTTTTCAAAATTGCCATCATCAAAGCTTCAATCATCTCCTGTGACACTGGAGTCGCATTACCCTGGTAATTAGTGTCTGGTTGCCCCGAACAATGAATCCCAACAATCTTTCGAATATGTTGAGGATTCATTGACAGAAGCACATAGCCACATTCACCAGGACGCGTCTCAATATTGTATTCAAAGTGGTCACGAATAAGTTCCGTTCGTCCTTGTACACCTACGGATTCCGACATATCCAAGATCCTATCGGAAGAACGCACATTCTCTGTAATGTACGTCCTCCCGGTAATATCTCGTTCAGGAGGGAACCCGACCAACACAGCTTTACGCAAATCAGTGAAGCGTTGGAAATCTTCACCAGTCATGAAATGTTTCACGATATCTGCGTGTTGTCGAATACTCCGAGGGAAACTAATTATTGCACAGTCACGATAGCGGTAAGCGCTATCTACTAAACTGTTATCCAAAATCGCATAATTAATGTCCTTCGTAGCAACAACCACTCCTTCCTGACAACTGGGGTTTCTAATCCTAATGAATTCCTTCGATCTGAGAACATACAGCGTATGACGATTCGTCAACGCTAAACGTCCCCTGATGAAGATAATATTCAAAAGGTGTCTCCAATCGCCATCGACTGTGGGAATCTCCAATTTATACATACTTCCGTACAATAACTTAGCTTGAAGATGCACACAGTTCTCGTCTATCATCGCTTGTCCAAAGGTTCGTCTTATAGATTCGATAATTGCGGGGGGGGGATTTTGAAAATCGGTAGCGTTTCCAGTCTTGACCTGTTGAGGTTCAATCACGGGCAGTTTAGGGACTGCACCCGAGGGACTCGCTTCCTGATTAATAAAATTGTGTGCTTTCAAATACGCATCAGTATTCACACCTTTTCCATCGTAGAAATCTTTCCACTTCTGGATATCTGAGGTGCTTACATTCTTACGCCACTTCTCAACTTCTTCGTCGTCGCGCGCATTGAAACCCCAACACGGCGGTGCTGGTACATCAGGATCTCCATCTGGTGTTCCTTTTGCTAATCCTCCTAGCAAATGCATAAAAGATAATCCTGACATCTCTGGATTCGTCTCATCATTTTTTTTCCCAATCATTGGGGAGAAAAATACATCTGGCTGCACTTCCACACTAGATTCATCAACTGGGCTCTTCGTCTTCAAGAAAAACTGTCTCACGGGGGTAAACAAACCTTCTCCTTCAACCTTAACTACTAACTCTGGGGGGTGGGTCTCCATCTGTACCATTAATTCTGGGATCTCTCCTTTCTGTGCTTTCGAAAAATAAGAAAACCATGACTCCTTCACAGTTTTCAAGGGGGCATTTCCGGGTCTGAAATTAGGGTATGCATTCTCTTTAACGGTCCTAACAGGGGCACTGCTAGGCTTCACTTGATAAGGTGAAGACTCCGTATCGCATAGTGGTATATCATTAGCTTTAGTCCCACTCTCTTTCCACGCATCTTTCAAAAAATGCTTCACCGAAGATATCAATGAAGTGATTAAATTGCGGAAAAAGAATGTTACTAATAAGGACAATAAAAGGGAAATCATTGCAGTGACTACTCTCGTTCTTTGATACTGCTCATCAGTCATCACGTCAGTTTGTTCCATCGTAGTATCTGCAGCAGTAGGAAACGACACATCGTAGGGATTGTCAATTAAAGTAAATTTAGTATTATTCCATAGTCTCTTCAACAAATTCTGACATTTACGACTACAAGGGATGGGACAACATCTACGAAAAACTATCCTAGCTTCCTTATTCAACATGTGCCAAAAACATCTAACAAAAACATCTACTGAATCCTCACGCGCCCGAGTGGCATAGTGATACGCAACATGTTGAGCCCAAATGAAATCCGCTGATCTCAAATTAGAAACTGACATACACTCAGCATAGCGAAGAGCCGCTATCTGTCTAACTCCAACAGGGGGGGCATCCAACTGATCCGGATGAAGCACCGGAATCGGCAAATCTGCATAATCATACATATTTACATGGGTACGATTGGGAATAACATCGGTGTGACCAAATATCATATTTCTTGCCTTATTCAACCACTGCAAACCAAAAACTCCCATCACAAACGACATGAAGAAAACGCAAAGTGGATTCCAAATCCTCTTCTTCAACCTTGCATCCTGTTCAACAATTTCGACAACAGCATTTTCTGATGCATCACACTTATAATGCTCAAAACTCCATTGAAAACCATCTCGTGCAACCTCATAATGGGATTTAATCAAGCGTTCACCTTGATGAATTCTCTGACGCATCACACCTACTGGCATTGGTCTCAGCTCCACTTCCGCTGCAATTTGTTCTTGCGTGTCAATTATGTCAGCCTCCTGCCAACTTGCATGCGGTATTTGATCATCGATAACTTCCCCAGTCTTCACGCGAATTCGTTCTTCTGGTTTCTTCTCTGCCTTTCGTTCAAGAATCCTCTTTCGTCTCGATGTCTCTTCAGCTTCTGAAATTTTGTCATTCTTCAAACAACTTACACGTGCCATAGTTTCATGCTTCTCTTGAGGACCAAAACATCCACCATTACCACATTCAAAATCCATCTGAGCACGTGTATAAGTATCTCCCTCATACTCCTGTAAATCTCCCTGACTTATAGCAGCACGATACAAAGCCTCTACTCCTTCACGACCTTGACGATAACGACGAACTACATTCACCAAATCCATCAAATAATAAACCTTCTCTGGATGATAACGACTAATGTCTTTAAATTCCTCCATCGACATATAACCAGCAATTTCACCTGAATCCTTTTCATACAATACAACATTTCCTGTTCGCACATCAATCGCCGGCACTGGTTTTCCAAATCGATCAATAGCTCCATTCACTCGCGGTCTAACAACAACCTCCCTTCTTAAATTCAAAAAGGGAATACTCTCCACATTCATCTGTGCTTGGACTCTTGGTAATTCAAATTCATCTCGTGGACGTGACATATAATCTCCCATCTTCTTCAATAAGATACGATTCTTCTTCAAATTCGCGGAATCAGTTCTAAGAACAATCTCCATAAATTGTTTATATGTCAAATTCTTATGCGACCACTGAGTTGGAGGATTTGACTGTTCCTCTTTTTCCACAATATCAAATAAATATGGATCCGTCAAATCTGAATCTTCTTGCATCAACTCATCAATTCTGAACTTTCCATCGTCCGGTCCTCCAATAACCTGTATTCCATAATCCGGATTCACGTGTACCTTCACTCGTAAATTGCACCTCTTCCTAACAGCTTCCGGATAGGTAATTGAATTCATCTCATACCATGGCAAATTGGATGTCAAAACAATCGCCTCTGCGTTGAAAAACGTTGTTGCCTTCGAAGACATATCCGCCATATGTAGTGGATACGGTGCATTATTCCCTGCATAAATCAACTCCAATAACTCCGGATTTGCATCACCTGGAACGTCTTTCTTCTGACACCAATCATCATAAATACACATCAAATGAGCAACCGTCATTCCATCCCAGAAATTTTGATCAACTTTCCTCAAATAAACTTTCGAATTGTAATCATTCTGTGTAAAGAAACCTCTAGCTCTCAACAAATCCGAACACATCGCCGTTGTTAACACTGATTTGCCCGTTCCAGAGGCACCAAACAACTGCACCACTATCGGATTAATCCTCGGCTTCATATAACCCGCACCTGAATTATGGGCCATATCTCTAATACGCGCTGC